ACATTCGTAAGAGACAAGACCGGAAAGCCAGCCGCTTCAGCAGGTAACCATGATGATGACGTAATATCAGCCGCTTTAGCCTGTGAATTGCAGAATGAAGGGGATTTATATGAAGATAAGAAAAAGCCACAAATAGTTGAGAGTGACTATAATTGAGTCTATCTTCTCTTCATAGACACTAGGGATCTGATTTTATTATGAAAAAAGGTCTATATGCAAACATTCATGCCAAGCGTAAGCGAGGTGGGCGCATGAGGAAAAAAGGGGAGAAAGGTGCGCCTTCAGATCAGGATTTTATTAATTCAGAAAAAACCGCAAAGAAAAGACCTCGCAGACGTAGGGGCAATAAATTCAAAAGCACAATTAGATCTTATTAATTATGGACAAGAAAGATAAATTTAAAGACTTAATGGGACCACCTGAGCCTCAAAGACAACTTAGGATGATAACGAAGAGAGTTCCTAGGGGAACTCTTACGAGGGAAAGACTTCCAGTTCGTAATCTTGATGGTACGCCACGTTACGGGGCAGGGGGAACTGATAACCCTAAACAAACTACTAAGAAAAAAACTGTTGCTAGGAAAAAACCAGTTGCCAAAAAGAAGGCAAAGACTGAAGCGCAAAAGCGTTATGAGGCACAAATGAAAGCTCGTAAAGAAAGGCAGAGTAAAAAACCTTTAGGGACAAATACTACTTTAGGAAAGTTTGGAGCTAAACAAAATAAGATGCGTAAGGAAACAGGTCGCAAGCAAATAGACATGGGTAAGTTTTACGGTAATGAAAAAGAAAAAAAATCATAGTTATGGATACTAAGAAGAAAAAATTTAAAGATTTAGTGGGACCGCCTAAGTCTCTTAAAAAGTACAGCTACGGGTACACTGATAAGTTGCCAAGGTATGGATATTTGGGCAGAAATAATCCTAAAGGTTTAGAATCAAAAAGACCTGATCCATACGAAGGCATGACAGAGGAGCCACCTCACCGTGGTGGTGGTGAATATGATTGGGCAAAAGAAGCCAAGGCAAGTGCAGGAGAATACTACTCCAGCAAAGCCTTCAAGAAAGATGGGAAAGCCTTCAGGAAAGAAAACAAAGCTATGAGGAAAGGTAAAAGTTTAACAGATGTTCTGCTAGAGAAGGATAAGAAAAAGAAAGAGAAGGAAGAGCGGAAGCGGGTTAATAAAGTTTTTGGCATTAAACGGAATAAGAAAAAGTATCAGAAGAAGCCAGCAATCTTCGGTGGACCAGGAAAAGTTCCCCAAGGCTAATGAGTTATAAGTCCAGAATGCGTCCTCCTTATAAGAAGAGGAAAGGTGTATCTTTACGCAAAGAACATAAGTCTGATAAGGGAGGGCTTACTAAGAAGGGTCGCG